GTGTTAGAGTATTAGAATTGCTAAACCACTGACCGCCCCTATATATCCAATATGGAAGGATTTGAACCAAGTCACCATTTATATACTGAATTTGTCTAATTGATAATAGAGTTGTAAAACCTATTCCACTATAAAGATTAACTTCTTCTAGTCCATCTCTTGTAAAAACAACAATTGTATTATCATAATCCTCGTCTGTATCTATTCTATCTAATATATATATCATATCATGAGTTGCATTTCTTTTTATCCAAACACTTCCTTCGGCTATTTGTTTATCTTTGGGTTCATTTAATGAAACATAAATATTTAAACCAACTCTTTTTGACGTAAAAACTTCACCTTGTTTGTTTTCATTATAAAAGAAATCTCTGTTTTCCACAACCTCAAAAGAGCCATTTTCATTTATATTTCCATTAAAAGTATTTATTGTCATATAATTTCCATCTTCACTTTCTAAAACATCAAAATCAAAATCAAACACTACTGGAGAATTTTCATTTATTTCAAAGTTTTGCCCGAAATTTAAAGAGACTTTTGGAAAGCATATTTGATAAAATTCATCTTTTCCGTTTAGATTTCTTTTTTTTGTAACACCAGTTAACCTATATTCTCCACTTGATAGTTTAGCATCAATTGTAATTTGTCCACCATAATCAGTAAATTCATCAGCAATTTTTCTTTCAAATTTAAAATATTCTTCACCCTTATAGAAAGTTTTAAAATATCCTTGCTTATCTTTCCAACTTTTTACATTATGATTATATGGTTGCATAGTATCTGGGTTTAAATAAGTTACTATATTTTTTTCTAAGTAATCTGGATTGTTTTTTAGTAAATAGTGTTTTTTGTTTATTTCCGTATCTATAGCAAATATTTTTTTGGCAATACACTTGTTTATAACCTCAATCTTTTTTAGCTTTTTTGCACTTTCAATTTTTAATAAATCTTGAGGAAATAATTCCGCCATACCGATATAATCTATATCACCTTCATCATTTTTAAAACTTAAATTTACATTATCAATTATTTTTTGAATACAATCTAAATAATCTGCTTGTAATAATAATTTTTCCATTTGATACTCAGAAAAAATTTGTATTGCCATTTTATCATTTTCAGAAAATTTTGTATAAGGAAAGCTAATCTTTCTATATAATTTTTCTGTTAATAAACAACTATCATCTTGAACATTTAGATATTTTTTTACATATTCTAAAATTGAATTGAAAGTTTCCGTAAACTTTGAACCTTGCAATAGTGCGTAAGAATTATTGGAAACTAAAGCATCTTGTACTTTTACATTTACATTTCTATTAAATGAATAACTAATCATGTTAGAATGATTATTTCCACCATTTATTTTTACATTTTCGGCAGTCATTGAATGGGAATACATTTTAAGAGTGTCCAAAAATAAGAACGGCAAATATATTTTATTGCCATAATCATCAAATTCTATTCTTTCTATAAGAATGTCCGCCATCTCATTTAATCCATATTTTTCAAAGTTTTTCATTTTATCCCTCCTGCAAGCTTATTTTATATTCGCTTTTAGAAGGTTCTGCTAGAACTAAAGCCGAAAAATCCATAACAATAGGTTCTCCATCAGAAGTTGGCGATAAAGAAATTTTCTTTTCAAAGAAAACTTTGGGATATTCAATTTCATAAAAAGTATCTTTTCCTGTTGATTTATCTCTTTTTACGCCAATACATTTTACTGAGTAAAAGAGGTTATTATCTATCTCTTCTATTTCTTGTATATTCTCTTCAAATACGCCAAATATAAGATATTTTTCGCCCTCATAAATTATATCATTATCATTTAAAGGCAAAAGAGTTTCTTTATTTAATACACAGAAAAAATTATTAATATCTACATTTTGATATTTTGTTAATATTTCATATATTAATTCGTTTAAGTTAGAGAATTGTGTGATTTTTATATTAAAGAAACTATAAAAATCCGTATCTCTTGAATATGTTTTTTGTACAACATATCTATTTTCTTCTATATCATATTTCATAAAAATTAAATCACTTAATTCATCTTTATAAAATATTGCGTCAATTTTTATACTATTTTCTACATTTTTTTCTAAGGTATTACAATAAAACACGATTGTATTTCCTTGTAGTTCATGATTAAACATTTTTCCAACATGAATGCCATCAAATTTGCTATCATATTGTCTTTCTTTCATTTTTCTAAAAACCAACTCTTTATCAAAATAAGTTGGCTTTTCTTCTATTGTTGAGTTTGTTGTAGAAAATAAAATTTGTCTTTGTCTATCCTCTTGTGAGAAAGGGTCGTAATATTTTTCAAAATAACTTCCTGATAAGTTATTATCTTTTTTTATTAATTCACTTACAGTAGTCTTACCATAAGCAACTTTTTTTCTCAATGTTTTAATTGAGTTTTTTAAATTAGTTGTACCTTTTATTAAAAATTCTATTGACTTATTACTAATTAATGCGTCCTGAAAGTTTAAAGTGGTTTTACTTTCACCACTCCATGCTATTAAATTTTTTTGTTTCTTTCCACCTTGTGCAATTACGGTATTGCTACTAACAACACTTTCACTTGCCTTCGCTGTTTCTATAAACAAATAGGGAACGTATGAAACGTTCCCATTATTGTCTACTGTAATAGCGGAAATCAAGATGTCATTGACCTCTTTTATTCCGAACATGGATTACTCCTCCTATACAGTTTTATACATTTTTGCACTATCTGGTGTTATTGTTGGTAGTGAGTTTACTACTACTGTTCCGCCTTCACCTGCTAGACCAACTTCTTCTATGTCATAAGTTTCTATAATTACTGATTTGCCATCTTCTGGTTTTAAAACTTTTACTGGCATTGAGAATACAGTAGGGTCACCTTCTGCCTCTAGTGTTATTGTTTGTTCTGTTAGCATTTTAGCTTGTGGAATAACAATAGACATTCTCTTGTCTTTTTGAGTTTCTTGAGACCTTGTGTATGTAGTCATTGTTATTTTGTAAGTGCCAGGGAATGCATCCTGTGATATTTCGATTTTTCCGCCAAGTGATGTTCCGTCAACTGCTACTGAACGTGTCCATTTTAAGAATACTTCGCCTTCTGCAATTGGTGTACCATCATCAAATGGTTTCATTGTATTAGGATTAAAGTAAACTGTTGCAGTAGCATCTTTCTCAGCCTCTGTTGGTTTGCCCAAACTATTACCTGCTGGTATAATGAAAGCTTTTGTGGCTTTAATTTTTTCCATTCTGTCTACTGATTTTAATTCTTTAACAGCGTTTGTCAAATCTCCATTTTCATCAGAACCCATTTGTAGAGCCATTGATGCTGGTGAATATAGGGCATCTTGTAAGTCAAGAGTAATTTCTTTACCAAAGTCCCAAGTAATTAGTGAAGAGTTACCTAAGCCACCTGTAGCAGAAACACTTTCAGCTGTTTGTTCTAGTGTAGAAACCTTTAGAGTATCCAAGAATAGAACTGGAGTATATCTGTTTACTATTTTCATAGTCTTTTTAATTTTTAATGCTGTCATTTCATATGATACTGTTATTGTTCCCAAGTTAGAAACATTTAAGTAACCAGTATGAATTATGTGGTTGTCGGCTAAATCAGCACATTCAGCATCAGTTAAGAAACCTGCACTGGAGACTAGCCAGCCTATTGTATTTACTGATGTTGTACTGTAGTAAGGTACTTCAAAAATACCAGCTTTTGTTCCAACGATTACTAAAGCGATATATTCTATACCTTTTAATGCATCATCTGTATATACATACTTTGTACCGCCTATTGTGATACCAAATTCGCCCGCTGTATCGGTTAGTAAAGCAGAACTATTTAAATTACGCATTACATAAATTTTAGCGTCAACTTTTGGTGTTAAGTTATCTTGTCCATCTACCACACCCACATCTGTTAATGCTGTTAATTGTACAGCAGCTTTTAGAACTGCATCAACTCCATCAAATAATGTGCTTGCTTCGGTAAAACTTGTGTCACCACTTTCTTTCCATTTTGTAGGGTCATAATTACCATCAAATGCTGTATTTACAAGTTCAGTTGGTGATTGATATGTTATATCATAACCTTTTGCTAAGTAAGGTACGCTTGATAAATTTTGGTTTATTAATGCCATTACTTCATCGGGATCATATGAAACAGAACCATCTATTTTTATAATACAAACTTTTTCAGAGCCATAAGGAACTGAAGCGTAACCATCATCAAAGTCAAAATCTCCAAACAATACGTCAGTTGGGTTTGTTTTAAATGAGTATCTTTCACCTGTTTTTGTAAATAAGTTTTGTCTAATAGCAAAATCTGCTAAAATCATGTTTTCAATGTTTGTTGCGAAAGTACCACTTGCTGCGGCAGTTGCAATATCTACGTTAGAAATTGCTAAAGCATAAAAACCATCCTCTTCAGAAGAACCAACACCTGCTGTCATTGGATAAACTTTTATTTTCTTAATAGCACCCTTTAATACTGTTGAAAGAAAGATAGTACGCTGTGAGTCGTATTTCTCTTCTACTTTGTCAATCTTTTCAAACAATACGTCACATACTTCTTTAATACCATGTTTTTCAAATATATTCATTATTTTCCTCCTTATTTTTTGGCTCTACTATAGAACCAATTTGTTAAGTCTAATTTTTTAGGGTCAGCCCCTACTAGCAGTTGTTGATATGAAAGTTCACTATTGAATTTTCTTCTTATTCTTTCAAATTGTTCAGTTAAAAAATAATAAGAGCATTCATACAAAGCTTTTGGCTGGATACCCATTTCTAAAGACACGCTTGATATCATGTCCAATAATGAATAACCTAGTGAGTCATCATCTTTCTGAGCTTTTTTTCTTTTCGCTTCTTCAACCTTCTCTCTTGCTTCACGCATTTTTTTCTCATGTGGTTTCTCGTCTTTTGGAATTTCTGCTTTTGGCGGCAAATGCAAATAAATATTTATATATTCTTGCAATACAGAAAATAAATTTTCATTTATTACCCTATTATCTTTAGGGTTTCCCAATACAATTAATCCAACATCAGGCAAATAAAAAGGTTTTTCTTTTAAAAAGAACTCCAGACTCTTTGTTACTTCTGCATATAGAGTATCATTTCTCTGTGTCATCTCTAACAAAAGAGAAAAACTTATTTTATCTTTTTTTCCTATTAAAGTTATTACATATTTTGTGAACTCACTTTGTCCACTATCTAATACATCTTTAATAGTTGGGGGATAAAAAGTAAAATATGGTGTTTCCACTTTTTCGCCAAAAAAGAACAAATTTTTTAAATCATCAAGTGAGTGATTAGCTATATTCATGGAACTCGTAGGTTAAACTATAGCATCCAACCTCATCCCCTAAAGAAGAAACACTAAAGTTTGTACATTTTAATTGCCCCAATGTATTTAATTTTAAATCATTAATTGATTTATTTATTTCTGACATAATAGCAAATGGTCTTAATTGTTCGCCAGTTATTAACCACTCTTTATAAGGAGTGTATATAAAAATTTTTAAAGTTAAATCGGTTATTGCTCTTTCTATATCTCCACTTGCAACCAAAACAACTATTCTACTTTCTGTATTTTCAGTAGAATTCACATTCGGTACTATTAGAATATTTTTATGTAATATTGAACTCTTATCTGGGTTAGCTTGTTCCAATGGATTACGTTCTGTGTTTTTCAATAGCTTACATAAATTATCATTATCAATTAATGTTTTTACTATTGTTTGAGTATCTTTTCCAACATTACCTAAGTCTGTTATCATTTTATATCACCATCCAAGCCATTTAACCAGTAATTAGTATTATCATCTATAACTAATTCTTTATTATTTTCATCTTCCTTTAAAACTTTAAGAGTTTCTTCTAGTGATACATAAGCGACATTTGGAATTGATAATCTATCTATACCTTCTATTCTCCATGCCATTTGCCCAAATTCTACATATAAATCTTTTTTTAAATACTCATTATCTTTACACACAAGATTTATTCTATTTTTTGTTGCCGATTTTAAAGCAGCTCCGTTTATATCTCTAAAATTGTCGGCAAAGAATTTATTTGAAGCATTAAATATCTTGCAATAAAAAGTGCTAACTTCTTCATCATAGGCATCCAATATAGTAAACTCATCATCTAATAAAATTCCTTCATATTTTAAATATCCGTATGTTAGATTATTTTCATGAAATGTTATTAATAATTGAGAAGTTTTTTCTCTATCATCAATTTTTTGTACTACTGTTAATTCAGTTCCAACACTTAATGGAAAACTCTTTTTTACCATCAAATTATTAATTTCTTTTTCTTGATTATATTTATGTGGCTGTAGAATACAAGGTTCACTTTCTTCTTCACCATCAACACTTTCTATAGTAGATAAATAAATTGATTTTGGCAATGTGAGTTTTTCAAATTCTCTTTCTTTTTGTGTCAAAATTCTTTCTTGCATTGTAATTCCATTTCTATTTGCTCTTTTAAGGTAATTATCATAAAAAGGCATTACAAATCCCCCTCTTCTAAAAGTTTAAGGATTTCTTGTCTAAATAGCCCGTAGCTATGATATTTTAAAAAGGCAATTCTTTTAAAATTATTAACTTGTTTGCCGTTTTTTTCTATATAATATAAATCTTTTAGAAGGTTATCTAAAAAATCTATCCAATCTTTTTTTTCTTCACGTAAACAAAGTAAATAATATAATTTTTCTTTCATTAGTTTTGAGTGCAGTCGGAGTGAATTTCTAACTTTCTATAAAAAGCCTTTTCTTTCGATATAGCTTTTCTCTCCGCCCTTTTTACTGTTTCATTTAAACTTTTCAAGAGATTGGCACTTGAGAAGTCTTTCTCATGATACATTGTTTTTGTGTTTTCCCAAGATGTACATAGTCTATCAAGAAACTCGTATTTCATATATTCTGCTAGCACATTTATTTCGGCATCGCTAACATTATTTTTAAAATTTTCGTTGTCTTCTGTTTCTAAGCCAGTGTTTGGAAACTTGAATAAAAGAAGTGCCGATTGGTACAAATCAAACCAATCGGACATTGCTTCTTCTACTAAATCTTCAGTTGAGAGGTCATCCCACTCATCTGTGTCTATCAACCTTAGAAACGCCTTGTAAAGGTCTTCTAAAGGTCTCATTATTTATCTTCCTCCAAACTTCTAATAATTGAACCAATATCTAGCCCACATAATTTTTTTAATATAGAGCTTTTTTCATAGTCCATTATTTTATTTGTTACAGCATATTGAACGAATTCTTCTAAGATTTCCTGTCCGAAATTTTTTACCTTTGCCTCAAAAGCAGAAGGTGTTATTTCTAAAAAACAATGTTTTATAAGATTTTCGTCAATTTTTTCAAACTCCTCAATCGGAGTATCTTTCTTTGCCTCAGGTGTTTCTACATATAACATTCCTTGATTTAACATATAATTAAACCCTTCATTAAACTGTATAATATCCCATTGGTCTGCTGTTACAAAATGTTTTTGTCCTTTCTTTTTAAAGGTTCTATTAACCTTAGCCTCAGAGTCTATTAACAAAATTGTCCCACTTACCTGTGAGGTTATAAAAACTTTATCCATTTTTTATTCTCCTTTTTTAACTCAAGGGGGTGTTACCCCCCTCATATATTTTATTTTAATTATTTAGATGTGTCTGTAATGCTAGTATTTTGATATATACACCAGTCATGGTTTGTTAGAACAGAAACGCCAAAACGTAAGTAAGCTTCTACCTCAGTGGAACTATCATGTCCTTGGAACTCTTTAACAATTGTTTTCCCTTCAATAACTGAAGCAACTGGCTTTGTTTTGCCAATTGGGAAAATGTAAGCAAACTGTGGATTTACTACAGTAACTGCATTATTTTCATCTATAAATGATTGAGGTATTTCTACAATTGGGAAACCTCTAAATGATTTAATTTTTCCTGTAGCTACATAGTCATCAACTTGCTTTTGTGAGTAAATGTTAGTCACAACTTGATCAAGACCCATTGCTGCGATAAATTCTGGTGTAGCATAAATTACAGCTGAGTCGCCATAGCTTTTTGCAACATTACAAAGTTTCAACATATTATCTGCTGAGAACCCAGTCGCTGAAATTTTATTAGCTGATGGTCTATTTGTAGCATTAATAGCAGTTTGAAGTGCTTTTTGTACTTCACCGTGCATTCTATCAATAATACCATCCATTAAAACTTCAGTGTAATCTGATAGACTTTCATCACCATTTGCCCATCTCTCGAAGTTAACTCTACAAGCACCACCGATAGCAGTTGTCTTTACTTCAAATTCGTCAGCGTCTAGTCTGAATGTTTCATATCTGCCTGACAAACCTACTGCTGTAACGAATTGTTTCGCTCTTAATTTTCCTTTGATTATTTTAAAGTATTTTCTGTCATTTGCTTTTACTACTTTAGTTGTAGCAAAATTTTCAAAATAAGGTAATACTCTTTTTGGTACTGCTATATCAAATGTTTCACCTATCAAACGATAGATTAGATTTTTATTGTCTTGTAAATCATAGTAGTCACTTGTATATTTAGCTATTTCAGCGGCAAGTGTCTTATTTACATCCTCTAATACCACACCTTCTACAGTATAGTTAGTTGGTACTTCATTTTTAGCTGAGTATAACATTAAATCTTTTAGTGTTTGATACTCAGTTGTTCCTTGTTTTAATTTCATTATTATACCCCTCCTTATGCCTTCACGGCTTGCAATTTTATACCAGTAGACCCATCTGGCATTGATGTTTTTTCTACAACTTTGTAAACTATTCTACCTAAATTATTAGTAACTGTACCAGTAATTACTAGAAAACCATTGGATGCGTTTGTTAATATACCATATAGTGGAGTAGTTGCTACACCCTCCAAAGCTTCAATAAATACATCTTCAGCAACGAACTCTGTGTCGTCATATAATACAGCGTTTATTGTTATAACATCTGAAACTTCTGGTATACCTATGTTAGGTAAGAAATCTTCACAAGTTTGTTTGAAATTCTTTAAACCTCTTTTTCTTTCGTCATATAATACTTCACTTGAGAAGTTATATCCTATTGGAAGATAATCTGTGTCAGTAGCAGTTGTTGGAACAGTTGCCACCATGTTTGTTTTGTCTAATGCTAGGAATTGTCCTACTTCACAAAATATACCTGAAGTATCTGAGTCATTTGCTTTGAAAACGTTTGGGTCTAATGGAAGTTGAGATTCCATCTTAGCTGTAAATGGAGCTGCAATTTTGTTCCATTCAGCTACGCCATAGCCTTCTATTGTTAGTCTTTTTAATGCCATTATTGTTTACCCCCTATTTTTTTAATTAATTCTAATGTTTTATCTGGGTTTTCATATTTATGAGAACCACCATGTGAGTATATTCTTTGACCTTCAAACAATACCCCCTCATTTGACTTAGTGTATAAGAAAGCCAACTCTTTCTCAATTTCTTGTACTGAATATTGAGTCACTTTTGACTTTATATCCTCTAATTCTACGGCTTTTTCTTCACCTATAATTTTAGAGTATTTTTCAATTAGTGATTTTTTTTCCAAGGTTTCTTTTTCTAATCTTTCTGCCTCTAGTGCTGAAAATTTAGTTTCAATTTCTACCTTTTCTACTTGTAAAGTAGAATATTTGTTTTCAATCTCTACTTTTTCTGTCTCTAAAATTGAATATTTTTCATCAAGAGCAGTTTTTTCTGCCTCAAGTGCTGAAAATTTAGTTTCTATTTCTACTTTTTCAGTTTCTAATGTGGAATATTTTTCTGCTACTTCAGCTTTTTCTGTTTCTAAAGTTGAATATTTTGCTTGTAGTTCGTCCATTTGTTCATAAACTGAACTTACAGTAGCCACACCCAATTTGTCTGCCTCTTCTTTTGTAACAGTATATAACAAAGTTTTTACTTCGCCATCAACTAATTCATAAAGATTTTCGGCAATCTTTTTAATTTCCATTTTATCATTATCCTCCTTTTTTTGTGTCATTAAGAACTCATAGAACGCCGCCCCGCCAAAGCAAGGTTCTACTTCATTACCTAAAACCTGTAGTGCTTGAAATTCTGCTTGGCTAAATTTAAAATAGCTATCACCATTTTCATCCTCAATCCATTTACCTTTTGCAGTATTTGGATTAAGTTCTAAAGACAAGCCTTTGCCAGCTATATAGCCTGCCTCTGTATATAAACCTGTGTATAAGTATACATCACAAGCCATATATTTTTTTATTGTACCATCCTCATCTGAATTTTCTTCATATGTGATAGTTTGGTCTGCGGGCACAATACCATAAATTCGCCCTTGAGTTGAGTTCCAGCCATGACCCTCAAAATCTCTTTTTTCATCTGACCAAATTGCTTTAATTGGAGTATATATTAAACTTTTTTCCATTTGAGGCAAAACATCCTCAAAACAGGTATAGTTACGATTTCTGTCGCCATAACAAATTCTTGCTCGGCACTTGCTTAAATTAGAACTTACCTTTTCTAAATTTTTAGAAAATTCTATAGGTAAATTATAATTGATTTTCTTCTTGTTCAACTGGCTTTTCCTCCTCTTTAACTTTTTCTTTATCTTGTGGTAAATTTTTGCCACTTGTTGTATAAGATGACATTAGTGGTTTTAACACACTGTCTAAATCAAGACCATCATTTTCTAATTGTTTTAATGATAATAGATTGCTTTGCTTTCCACCTGCCAAAATATGTGGAATTAAAAAGCTATAGCCAAATGCCAACAATTCTTTTGATTTTTTAAATTCTTCCTCTTTGTTAAACTGTGCAACAGGAAGAATATTTACTGAAAATTCTACTTTCTTAGTATTTAACAATAACAAGAGTATTCTTTCAAAGAATTTGGCAATTTTTTCGCCAAATTTAACACAAAAGGCTAAATCTTTCTGTAAAATAAACTCAGCTGTCTTATCTGTATCTGCATTAAACAATTTATAAGATATTCCAGCATCGGCGTAAAAACTATCTAAAATATCTTCATTTGTTATTTTTGCAGAATTATCATTTGCCAATTTGTGTACATTTACTTTTGCATAAGTGGATAGTATTTTTGCATCAAGTGGTTTTCCTACATTGGCTACTGCTCCTTTATGTAATACTTTCATTTCATTTGGTTCAATAGCAAAATCACCGTCTTTTAACAATTCAGGCTCTAATGTTATTAGAGTTCCTAATTGTTTTTTATCAAATTGGTCTTGATATTCTTTCTTTTTCTCAATACCTATCAAAGATAAGAGTGTATTAAGAAAGAAAGGCTTTTCTTCAAATATATTTAAATAAAAAGCGTATTTTGTAGATAGTGGTAACCATCTATCTCTTTTGCCTCTTACATATTTATTATATTCTTTTACTATCTCTTTAGGGTATGTATTTAATAAGAGTTCTCTATCAATTTGGTTTCTCACCGAATTGAAGTATTCTAAATTAAGTTCTACCACATCATAACCATTTAAATCTAAGAAACGGCAACGACAATATTCAAAAGGTAAGTCTTGTAATACAACGGATGTGTTTGTTTTTGTTGCCAATACATAATAGCCACCTTTTACTAGTACTTCATTAAATATCTTCATAGATAGATTATACATATTGCTATCTTCTAAATAATTTAATGCTTGATAATACTCTTTTTCATACTTACTGAAAGGCATTTTTTTGGCACTAGGCTTAACACTTAAAACATACAAATAAAGTAAAAAGTTTGAATAATGATGTATTAATGCACTATACAATCCATTTACTCTATAAAAAGTGAGTGATAATTTACTTCTTTCTAAACTATCGCCTTCTTTGATAATTCTAATAATTTCTTCTTTTGTATATTCATACGTTTCTTCTGGTGCATATCGTTCATTTCCATATGTTGAAATAACAGCATTTTCCATTCCAGATAGAAAGCCACTTAGCTCTTTGCTAAATTTTTCATAGTTAGTGTTCATTGTTTTTATCACCCCTTATATATAAAGTACGTTTATCAATCAACAAATATAAGATTTCGTGCAGAATTTCTGCTCTTTTTCAAATTGTTCAAATATTCATCTTCTAGTTCTTTTATTCGCCACAATCCGTAAGATGCTGACGAAAATTTATCTTTCAATGTTGACTTACTTTTTTGTTCTAGCACAATAAGATTGGTTGCTCTTGTTCTTGGCGAAAGTTTTAGGTTCAACATTTCGGCAAATAGTCTTGTCGTTAATTCATAAGGTAAAAGATGTTCTATTCTTTTCTCTATCTTTTTATATGAAGAAGAATTTTGTATTCTAGCTTTTTCTAAAGTCTCACTAATTAAAAAAGCTACTTGTCCGCTTTGTATTCTTGATAGAGCATTAGAATAAATTTTTGAATTTAGTTCGTCATTACCTTTTATATTATAAATAATTTTTTCCCCTGCATATTTGTTAGCTGTTTTGTAATGTCCTTTTGTGTCATTTTTTACGCCATATGCTGGATAAATAACACCATCTTCAGAATTTTCTATTATCATAAAATCTATAAGTCCGTCACCTATACCATTTCCATCTATAACAATTTCTTTTACTCTATAATCAGCTATCATCTTTTTTAAGTCTATTGCTTGTTTTTCAAAATGCTTTCTATCTTCAGTTAAGCCCAATATTTTTATATTTACTAACTTACTATAATACTTGCCGTCTTTCGGTAATACCTTAAAAACTGAGGCTACTGTTTGACAGCTATATTTTGCAACGTCAACCGATATTAGATAAAACGCCCTTTTATTTTGTGATTGATGATAGTAGTGTTCAGCCGTTTTAACTATTCTTCTTTTACTTAATAGTTCACCGTCAAACCAGCTATCACTTCCACCTGCCAACCATCTACCTAAATATTCTTTGGCAAAAGACTCAGCAGAGTAAGTAGTTGATGTTTTAATCTGGTTTAGATAATTTTCATCTAAAAGGTTGTGCATAAGTGGCACTTTATAGCTACATCCAAATACCCAAGCATCTTGTGGCGATATAATAGATTGTATAAGTGTTTCTATCATTTTATCATATGCAAATGAAAATTTATCACCTGCAGATGTTATATATATAATTCTTTGCTTTTTTTCATAAGGATTTAATTTACCAAGTAGTGTTCTTCTACTTACATTAAAAAGTGGCAAAATTATGTTATTTAATTTGTCACCATCATGGTCTCTAACCTCATCTATAATTCCACCATGTTTTCTACGTCCACGAGTAGAGTCGAGAGCGGCAACCACTTCTAAAGTTGAGCCATTCTCTAGTATGGCGTTGATGTAATCCTTACCTGAAAAAAAATCTCCGCCTACTAATTCTTTCTTTAGTAGTGGAAATAATCCGAATATTTCATTAAATTTATCTTTTGTTAATTGTGTTGCTTGCTCCTTCCCAGGTGCTATTATTGAAAGCTTAATGCCAGGACAGAATATACATAAGGTTAAAAATCCCAATATCATTAAAAACGATTTACTAAAAGCACGAGGTGCTGTTATGTAAACATATCTATATCTTACAGAGCCTCTTAATACCATTCTTTGGTATGGATATAGGTTAAATTCTGAGTCGGACGGCTTTATTACATCTAAAAATATATCTGGATAAGCAGAAAAGGTGCGACATACTTTCTGCACCTTTTCTATATTTCTTTCTAACCATTCTTTATCAATAGAGTAACCCTTTTCAAAAACAACACCATTCTTTTTGGCACAAGTTAATGAAGTGTCTTTTGCCAATATTCTTTTATAATCAATCATCGCTTATTTCACCTTCGTTAAAGAAGTTTACCAGCTCTTTATCCTCTTGTTCCATTGCCTCATCAATATCTTCATCAGATGGTAATTCCTCATATTTATTCGATTTATTTAATAGTGTTACAACTTGTTTTAATGTTGCTTCGAGTTGATCGCCAATTTCAGAATTATCAATTACAACCCTTTTTGTCCAAGCTTGCATTTCTAATATCGTTTTATCTAATTCATCATTTTCTTCGCCTTGATAATAGGTATTTAACCAACCTGATTTTTCTAAATAACTAAACATTTCGCCAACTGTCTCAATACTATCGGAGTTTCCTTTTGATTTATTGGAAAAGCCCAAACTATCTTTTAAAGCTACATATGTTTTTAGCACTTTATCAATATCCTCACCTGCTCGAACCTTTTTATCCATTTGTAAAGCAATCTTACATAATCTTTTTGTATCTTCCAATTGATTATGATTGGATATTGCTTGAGTTTGTCGCCAAGATTTTAGCATTTTTTCTAATTCTAAACATTCTTCTTGTAAATATTCTTCACCCCAAGCGTCTTTAAGTCTTAATAATTCGCCCTCTTCTAATACAGGATGTACTTGATGAATTTCGCCAAGTGTAACTAATTTTAAATATGCTTTGTTTAGTGTATTCCAATCAACGGTATCAGCTTTTGGGGCTTTCTTCATATATAATATAAGTGCATTTTCAGCATCTATATCTCTAAGTTCTTGGTAAAGTTGTGGGTCAAAATATATATCTATAGTTTGACAAAATTTATTAAAGGTATCCCACTCTTTACCACTTGGTACTTTTTGAGTAAAGAAATCGTTTAAACACTCTAAACATATGGGAAATTTTTTGTCTACAAAAAATATATTTTCGGTATCTATAAAAACGTCTAGTGTTTTTTCCTTTTTGCAATAAGTACATTTTTTCTTCATATTAACCTCCTAAATAACATTTTTTACATTTTTTTCTTTTTCTTTTGCCATTTGAATAGTGATAGAATTTAGAATTATCGGGCAAATTTTTGCCACATTCAACACATTGGAAAAGTTCATCACCTTGTGAATTAATAAAATCTTGAACTTTTTCTGCAAATGCAGGAAGTATTTGTTTATATAGAATAGTTGATAAGTAGTTTGGGTTTATTGAAGAACCTAATTCTCTTTCTATATATTTAGCAGCAGAAATTTGCGGCATTCCCGTTTTCCTTGTTTTTAAAACCAATTGTTTCTTTTTTGATAGATACAATAGACCTTCAAAAAATTCTAATGTTTCATGCAACATAGGATATTCATGCCAATTTTTATACAATTCACTTAAATGTGCAATGTTTGTTAAGTCTATCATTTTATCGGTTTTTTCACCTATAAGAATATCAAAGGTTTTAAATGCAGGTGTGTACATACTTGGATATACCTCTAACCCAAAATCATCTACTTCAGATATAATAATATCATGAAAGTTTTTTGCTTGCACATCATATCTACTATTTATAGTATTTCTTTGATTGTCTAATATATAATATTGTTCTTTATATAAATCACTTAACAATTTTCTTTTATCCCTATCTAATTCACTATTTTCCAAATGTATAATTGTTTTTAACAATTCTTTTATAGGTTTTGTTGCCTCTTTTTCATAATCTATTGGTTTATTACGAATTCTTGTTGCTTTAGAAGTTATTTTTTTAAATATATCCATATTATGTTCTTCTAAATATATTACACCGTATTGCTTTTGTTTTTTTAGTATTTTTTCTTCTGTAATATAAAAGTTTTTTTGTGGTTCTGCCCACAATATATAATTTGCCAAAATTTCTTTCTGTTCATTAGTTGGGTTTTTAAAATTTCTAACAAATTCTATTCTTTCTTTTTGTGTTAGATTAAAGTCTAGTTTCATATATTTTCTCCGTTACTGAAAACTTATAAAAAGTTATAAACTACAACCTGAAATTATAGCTTATAAAAACTTTAATGTTTCATTGCTCTTTCTTCGTGTCTGTTTTCATGTTATCACTAACACTACTCACATTTGGTATAACACTCCAGAGCCGTAAATTCCCGTCTAACGCACGGTACATATTAATAACACTTGTTTTAGCTATGCTATTAATTTTCTACCATATTCAGCTAAATTTAATGATGCTTGATAATCTCTATCAATCTCATTTCCACATTCAGAACATCTATAAACTCTATCAGACAATTTCAAATCTTTTTTAATATTTCCACAACATGAACATAATTTACTTGATGGGAAATATCTATCAGCGGTAATAAATTGAATATTATTCCAACTACATTTATACTGAATTTGTCTATAAAATTCATAGA